TAGCTGCCATGACAAAAAATTAAATATTTATAATTATATTAACCTTTTTCAGTGGACTTTACATCTTTTTTAGTTTTTTGTTGACTCTCATAATATTTTCTACATTCTGGATCCCAATAGTTTGCCTCTCTTCTACCTTTAACAGCTTCGATAGCATCTAGCATTTTCTCTGTAATTTCAAGCTTTCCCATAATTAAAGATCCTCATAAATAGTAAATGTTATTCTGATTTGAGTTTGAAACTTACCCTCTGGACTTGAATTTAATATTTCGGGTCCAATAGGTGCATCAAAAATAACACTCGACTCAGTAATTCTATTGTATAAGTCCCTAAGTCTTTTGCAAATCGTAAAGTTTGACCCTGCGCCTAGACCTTCTTCTGTAAATACGTTCAATAAAACTAATCCGCTAATCAAATTATCAGAATCTGTTGCACCACCTTGCGTTAAATATGTGTTTGTACCAAAGCTTGTAATGCACTGTACAAAGGTATCTTCCGTAGTGCTATCAAATGCCATATTATTAAAAACTACAGGTATGGCGGGACTAGAGGCTAGTTCTGTTGCAAGTCTAGCTTCAATAGTAGATCTAACTGTATTTAAATCTGTAGCAGCCATTATATCTTGTCTTTAATTTTATTGTATTCACCTATAGCCCAAGTTTGTAATTCTTTAGCTATTAGTTCTGGAAAACCAGCCTGTGTTTTTTGCCTTGTTCTATAAACATTACCCCAAGATGGTGGTAAATTTTCACCAAAACATACTGGCTCTGCGTATGGCAGATTGTTTGAAACTGTACCGCTAAATTTCTTGATTTGTGTTTGCCAAGCATTTCTAAGAGAACCTCCAACGCCTTTTTCTTTTTCTCTAGGTTCAAATACTGGTGTTGCCTTTTTAACTCTTGCTGTCCATTCTAAAGTTGTAGCTTGCACTAGAACTTCAACGGCTTCCTCCATAACCTTTGGGATCTGAACAATAGATATTTGTCTTGGCATACTTACCTCAAAATAAGATCAAAACTAATCGGTGTATTGTTTTGCTCATTCGTTGTAACTTGAATAATCTTAAATTCAACGCTACTTATAACAACTCTATCTTTTGTAGTAGGAACAAAAGTAAGATCACCAGCAGATATAGTTAGCAATCTGTCTTGTGATTCAATCAGATCGTTAACCTGACTCTTTGAAACATTACTTAACGCACCTTTGATAGTTGTATCAGATGTTGATTCAGTTATAGCTCCTGTTGTTGTGTTATAACTTCCAGCCGTTACTTGCCTTATAGTCACATCACCGCCAAGTTTTTTTAATGAAGCACTAGCCGCTTTCTTTAGTGCATTTGCAAGACTCATAATCTATAAGCTATAACTTGACCACTAGCAAGCGTAATACTTGTAATCACGCCACAAACTTCAGTTGAAGCTTTCATTTCAATACCATTAATCGTTGCAGATCCATTTTCTGTAATGTTCTCAGCAACAAAAGTAGCTTCTGAATCTTTTAAAGCGTGAACTTTACCAAATCTGCCAGTATGTGTTGCAGTATTAGTAATGATTATTGCTGCTGGGTAATCGTAGCCGTACATTTAAGACCTCTTAATTGATAAATTTGCTCTTCCACCTATTCTAATACCCATTAGATAGTGGTCAACGATTGGTGGAATCCTATCTATGCCTACTGCTCCAAAGAATCTAGGAGTCACATTTAAATTACCTATACTTACATTTGCAAAATCTTCCAGCCCACTAAGTTCTAATCCATTTCTATTATTGTTAAGATAAACTGCCAATATTACTTGTGCTTTTTGAACTCGATCAGGTATTTCAGTATCAGTGTAATAATCAGCAACTAATCTATTAGGAAAACTTAAGCCATAAAGGTTTGTATATGTATCAGGTTTTCTAACTCCCGATCTAGGCCACTCTAAAGCCTGCGTATCATTTACTCTTGCCCCTAAAAATTTTTCCCTATCTATTCTTTGGGCAGCTGTAAATAAAGCACGATTTTTATTATCAGTGGTTGAATTATCCCAAGCGGCATTATCATCACTTAGAACAAATCCTTCAATGATAGCGTTTGCATCATCAAGAGTTATATAAGTATTGGCATTAGCACCGCCAACAGTAGCATCAAGAGTTATCGCCATTTATTTTTTCTTGTTTTGGCTTACGTTTTGGTTTCGGCTTTTCAAGAGTTTGAGCTAGTGAAGCTGCTTTTTGGGCAGCCTCATTTTGCTCTCTCATACGCCTAAATGCGTACATTGCCATTAGCTTGAAGCACCTTTAAATGCAACAAAGTTAATAACTATAGCTTCACTTAAAGATCCACCAGAAACATTAGAAACTGTAATTGCAAATGAACCACTAGCAATTGCATTAGCGTTCACAAGATATGAACCAGCAGTTCCAGCAGATCCATGACAAGCAACCACAACATCTGTTGCAGAAATCTTGCTGTTAGTAACTGTGAAAGATACTTCAGCAGCAGCCGCTAAAGCTGCGTCATTCATTGTGATCTGTCCACTTTGTGTGTTTAAAGTTACACCAGTAGATTTATTAGTGGCCTGAGTTACAGTGCCGCCTGTTGTTGGTCCAATAAGTGAACCAGCAGTTACATCAAATAAAGACATAATTAATCCTGATTAGATACGTTAGTAGCTCTAACAATACCGATGTTCTTGTTCTCATACACTTTCGACCATGATGCAACAGTCTCTAATACAGTTCTATTAGGATTGACAGTTGAAACAGCGTACTTGAGTCCTACAGGGTGATAGATGTAGTGAAGATCCACAGCCATTGCTTCTTCTAAAGCAAGAATATCTCTATCTGTCTGTGTTCTGATTGGTGCTTGCTCACCAGTAACAACAGCCCCTTGTGTGAAGAAGAATGTTGAATATTCAGTAGAAGCTCCAGAACCAGTTGTAGGTATATCATCTGACACAATCACTCTTAAGCCCATAAATGAACCGAATGAAGGGTTATCAAATGCTCTTGTTGTGCTACCTGAAGCAGCAGCAGTATCAGCATTACCGCCATCGTCATAGATTCTGTCTATAACATTTCTCTCTAACAAGTCGTAGTACACGTTTGAGTGAACTGCCATTGCTGTTAGCTTTTCACCTTGATCGCCTAGTAAAGCCTTAGCTCTTGCTACGTGACGAGGACTTAATACTGTTGGAGAATCTCCTGATTCAGAATCAATAGTTAAAGCAAACAAAGCTGAGTTACTATCGTTTGCATTGATAGAACCAAAAGCACCAGTTAAGCAAGAATATAAATCTTTCTGTTTCTGGTTGTTTACGTATGCCGCCATCTTCTGAGCGATAGCAGCCATTGGATCAGTACCGCCACCAACTGCAAGTGCAGCTAAATCTCTGCTACTGAAAGCACGACCTCTATGCAATACAGCTGCAATTTGGTTGTCCGCTGTAATCTTTGCTGGTGTTAATGATGTTGAATCTGTTAATACTTCAAAATCGCCAGTTAAATTAGCTTTATAAAATGGAATCTTTACAAAATCCCCACCTCTTTCTGAGGATAGATTTAATTCTGCCAAAGGTTGCACCACCCCACTCTGCAAAAAGCTATCTGTCTGTGTAGTAGCTTCTATAAGATAGGGTGTAAACACCTCAGGAATAATCAAATCACTTCTTAATGTCGCCATTGAGATTTAATTAATATGTTTACCTTCGGGTGCAAACCCTAGCCAGTGCAAACTAGATAAACCTATACTAACTGCTAACTGCGTTTTTGAGCATATTATATTTATTTATATCTGTTCTAAATAATCTACTTTGTTCTGTAAGATTAAAAGATTCTGGAGCAAATGGGTTTTTTTCGCCAGCAACAACTGTATCTGATTGAACCTTTGTTGTAGTAGCACCACCGCCTTGTGGTCTTGGGTTCTTCTGCGCCCACTGTGGCATATTTGCCATTGCCCATTCTTTTACATTAGTTCTGTTGTACCCATCAACCACTACAACTGTGCCATCTGGCTCTCTTGCTAATTGTTCTTTGCTTATACGTGATAAAGCATATTGTGGGTCGTGAACAACATCTGCTAATGCTGTTACTGCTGGTGCTTCTACTTCAAGCTGCCTCTGTCTTGCCTCTAGCTCTGCAATCTTTTTATTTTTTGCTTCTTCAGCGTCTCGGTATTGCTGCGCTTGTTTAGCAATAGCTTCGTCATATCTGCCTTTAGCTTCTAACTCTTCTTGTTCTTTTTTTTGCTTGTATGCAATTAAAGCATTTACATCAACATCTGGTGGTACAGCTTTTGCGGTTTCTTGTGCTTTTACATATTGATCCATTAATTTTTTGTTGTTCGCTTCAAGTTTTCTAACACTTTCTCTTAAAGCTTCAACTTCTGTT